GCACGCGGCATGTCCGCCTGCATCACCAGCTGGCCTTGCGCCCAATACGTCATGCCCCGGTAAATCGCCGAGATATCGCGCAGCAGCGACCAGGCGTCAGCCTTGCCCTGCAGGTTCATGTCGCAGAGGAAGCGCGGTTCCTGACCGCCGAGGCCGTTCGGCACTAGCTGGTCGCAATACTGGGCAATGCGGTACAGCTCCCACTTGTCGACCATGAACGGCTTGATGCGCTTGCCCAGGCCGAAACGCTCCTCGGTGCAAATGCCGTAGGTGATCCACGCCGGGTTGTTGGTCCAGGCCGATTTCATCGAGCCGTCCCACGTCCCGGTATAGGTGCGCAGGATCGGGTCGTAGTTGCTCGGCACCATCCAGCGCCGGGCCTTGCACTTCACGGTCACGGCCGGAATATTGGTGAACTGCTCGGCGTCGAATTCGATGTAGAGCAGCGCGGTGTTTGGATAGCGCAGCTTGGCGTCGATCACCTCGGTGTAACCGGCCACCAGCATGGTGTCAGCGATCTTGTTGCTGTTCTGGTTCGGCGTCAGACGGCGCACGCGGATCTGCCAGCCCGTGGTGGCGTCCGGCAGATCGATGCGGCGCGAGCGCTCGTAGCGGGTCGTGGTCTTGCCGTCGACGGCATCCACCAGCACCTGCTGATAGGCGCCGCCATCGGTGGCCACGTCGATGGCGTATTCGATACGGTAACCGCCGATGTTGCCCTGATCGTCAGACTGCTGAAGCGCTGGCCAAGCCAGGCGCATGCGCACGGCCGACAGCTGGGTATTGGTGATCGAGCGCACCCACGGCGCATCACTGCGCAGCTCGATGTTCAGCGACGTCTCGTTTTCAACGGACGGGATGCCCGGAATGTAGGTCTGATCCACCGAGCCCGGGCGCCAGTCCCACTTCACGTTCGGGAAGTTGTAGTTGCCGCTAGCATCGCGGATCGGCGTGTTGTCCAAGTAGATGTCGTACTCAGTCGGTACGGCGTCGAACTCGCCCTCGCCCACGGCGATCAGCAGCTTTGCCAGGTTGGTCGAGCGCAGGCTGTCGCTGGCTTCGACCGGCGACTTCGGCTTGCTGCTGCCGCCCTTCTCGCCGTAGATCTCGATCTGTTCCGCTGCGCCCATGCTTTCCTCCAGGCATAAAAAAACCGCCTCAACGGCGGCTTGCTCACGACCCGTGAAGGCTCGCGTAAAGTTTGAAGCTGTAATAGGCAACGAAAACCAAGTTAGAAGCGACTTGAGCCACTACCGGTAACCACGTTTTCATGAGCGAAGACCTCCTTTGAAAAGGAAGGGAAATCCTTCCTAGCCATAGTGAGGGTTTTTGCTCAGGCCTTATCTTCAGCCAGGATCGAGGCTGAGATGATCATCCCGCCCCACCGGCGTTCGCCGATGCAGATCGGGACCGGGTTGCCGCTGGCCGTGGTGTTCTTGGCGCTGCCGAAGGCGTAGGACGGTGCGTTTTCCGGGGATGCACTTTGCTTCAGGCCTGAGGCTTGGGGACTGAGCATCTGGATCACGCCGCCGATCGCCATCGACGCGCCGGCCGCATACAAAAACGGCGATGCGGCTGCAAACGGAGTAAACGACAATACGTAGGCAGCGGCGATCATCACCGTGCCGATGATGGTCTGCAGTCCACCGGCACGCTTGCTCCCAGCAATCACCGGAACAATGCGAATTTCGCGCGTACCGCCGAGATCGAATCCATCCATCCCGATGTTTGAGCGATTTCGAAAGATCGCAAACTTCAGCCCTAGGCGCTCCAGCCGTTTAATTTCTTCAGCGAAACCGTCGATGGTTGCGTTGAGCGCGCGGAACACTTCCACGGCGGATCCGCCGTCGAGAAGGAATTGCTTGCTTCGAAAAAACTTCTTGGCGAGCGAACCGGACAGCATCACTTTCGTCATCGGCCTGTAGGTAATTGCTGAGCACATGCCATTCTCCAGGCAATAAAAAACCGCCCGGAGGCGGTCTGTTCAGAGAGTCGTGGGCAGTATGTCGATCTGCCCATCGCCCCCGGTGAAAACTCGATATCTCTTGACCGCTCCGTCTTTCACGATCGCTTCCCGCTCCACTCGCGCAGCCCCCATCGAGCAGATGCCAGAGCCGGTGTAAGCCGCGCCGACTGAAACCGAATCCGGCGGCAGGTAGAACGATGCTTTCTGGCCCGGCTCGAGCTTAGCGGCCTGTTTGCCGTCGATAAAAACCGCCATCGCGCAAAGGCTCCCGGTCTGCCCAGAGTCACGGATCACTTGCAGTGTCCCATATGCCCCTGTTGGCTTGGCCTGGTATGCCGAAAGCTGACTAGCCGGCGCCTGCTTGGCCTCACTGGAAGGCGTTGGCGAAGTTGCACACCCCGCCAACAGCGCTACCGCAAGCGCTCCTACTATCAATTTCATGCAGGTCACTCCTGTGGGAAAGGGCGCACGATATCACCCCGAGAGCTGTGTGGGCATCCAGTGTGGACGAAAGCCCAGTACATGGGTTGGATCCCATCGTAGTAGCGTTATGCCTCCCTTCAAAACGGTGAACTGATCATGCCGTATTTCACGAAAGAGACATCGCAGTATTTTCTGGAAGAGCAGCCGACCGTCAGCTTGCTAGGCGGTGATCTATGGGGCACGACACACGCCATCGGAGCTACGGTACCGGTATCAGGCATCTACCGATGCACCGGCTGTGGCGATGAAATCACCTCGAATCAAGGCCAGCCATTCCCTCCACAAAACACCCATCAGCACAACTCAACTACGGGTATTGGATGGAAGCTTGTTGCCCGCACGAAAACGAGGTAATCGAACCCCAGTCCTTTGCCTGCAAGCCCAAGGACTGGGATTGCGCCAATTTCGGCGCGTATGACGCAAGGAAAGTGAAATGAGCAAAGAATTTCCGAAGGACCCAGATAACGCCGGGTGGGTGCTTGGTTGGGGTGTTGTTAGGAACTCGCCGTGGAGTTTCCTCGGCATATACCCAAGCGAAGAGGAAGCTGAGTCTGTAGCAGCTGATGCTGGTGAAGGCTATCTAGTACGTCACGGATCGCACAGGCCAGGTACAGATGACTTCGTCTGGACCTCTTAAGCAAGATTCGTCAGCGTAACGGATCCGGGGCCCGAGATGATTTCGGCTCTCAGCCCTGGCTTCCCGGTATAGCTGAGACTGAAGCCATCACCACCGGGGCCAACTTTGCCCTTGAAGTTCAAACGGTCGATCTCGGTGTCTCCGTCGAGAAGAGCGACAACAACTTCCACGCCGCATACCACGCCGCTGGAGGTCCCAAATAAATTTCGAATGTTCAGCGTGTATTTCTGACCGATTTCCATTCCCTGCTCCAGCTGTGCTACCGCATCATGTCGTTGGTTGTGCATCTTTGTGCCTGAGGACCAGGCTCGTTCGGTCTAGCCACGGGCCGCCGAAGACAATGACCTCGGACGGCCTGCCGTACAGGTGGTGCAGCAGGAACGGGCCGGGGCCGAACGTCGCGGCATCCTCGCCTGGCAGTGCCGGATCAGCGCCGAGGAAAATTCCCGCGTGGTTCGGGTAAACCGACCGCCCCACTTCCATCACGATCATATCGCCGCGCTGCGGCTGGTCGACCCGGTAGAAGCCGGCGGCCTCGTAGTTCGCCTCGTACAGACTGGTGTTGTCCTTGCTCTCCCACCAGCCGTCAGAGCGCTTAAAGGCTTCGAACTCCAGCCCCCATTCGCGCTTGTACCAGTCTGCACAGACTTGCCAGCAGTCCCAGGCACCGTGCACGAATGGGCGCTTGAGCAGCGGCACCTCACCGGAAGGCATGATGGTTCGCAGATCGCCCTCGGGCCAGCTCAGGATGTGCCACGGCATGCCTGTCGCCTCGCACATGGCCAGGTCGCGCGGTGACGGCCTACTGGTGGCGTCCGGATGCGAATGCACCACGCCGATCACCTCGCCTACGTCTTCGGCCGCAGCGTATTCCTCCGGATCGATTCGGAACTCTTCGTTTGGCTCGGTCGAGACGTTTCGGCAGGGGTAGTACTGCTGTTTGCGCCCCACGGCCAACAGCAGACCGCAGCACTCTTTCGGGTACTCGGCCGCCGCGTGAACTTGGATCGCGGTCAAAATGTGTTTGCGCATGTCAGCTCCGTGCGATCAGCGATACGGCCGGGTAGCCGCCGAACGGCAGCGGGTTACCCTCGCCGAAGCGTGGGATGCAACCCTTGCCCAGCGTGGCGTCGCACTCGTCCAGTTCAGGGTTATCGGTGACGACGCCGTCCTTGGTCACGTACGGGCCAGTGTAGCCACAGTTCGGCCCCCGGTAGCCGCCGGTGAGGCACCAGTGGCACAGCGTCGTCGCCTGTCGGCCGATGGACTCGTTACCGACGTCGCCCGGGCTGGCCAACTCCCAGCTGACCGTCTCCCCGTCCTCGTTCGTTTTCTGGTCGATGTACCAGACCTCGATCGTCTCCTGGGTCGGATCTGCCGTTGGGTTGCCGGCCGGGAAGTTCGCCGCGTCCAAATACGTTCCCAGCGTGTGACGCATCGTCAGCTTGAACTCGAGCAGATCCTCGAACGCCAGACAGAGCGCCGTGATGCGCCCGTTGACGTTGCCGACCGACAGCGTTGGCCGAACCGCTGTGCCGTCGCCGTTCGCCTCGATGCCGTCGATCTGCATCGGCCAGGCGCCGTACTCGTTGCCCTGCCAGTAGATCGCCTTCGCCGGCAGTTGGTCCGCATTGTCGCCAGCGGCGATCAGCTCGGCCGCCGTGTGCGGAATCGCGTGCCCATGAAAGCGCAGGACATCCGCGCCGTAGTCCGTGCCGTCCAATTCAAAGAGCAGCACTTCACTGCCAGGCTCAAGCACCTGGATATCACTGATCAGCGGCATGATTGCCCCTTATGGTTGGAATGCCCGCTCGAACGTGGCGGTGAGTTTGAAGACCCCGCCGCCCATTGGTGTGGGAGCGGGATTTTTGCAGGTGAACAGCCCGAGCTCGCCGAGCGGCGTTGTCCAGAGAAACGCCTTCGCCCCGGCGTGCCGATCGAGGAACTTCATGATCTCCAACACCTTGGCCTTTTGACCTACGCAGGTAACCGGGTACGAGTCCTCTTTGTTGTTCGGGCCGTCGCCGACGTTTTGCGCGTAGCCGTTGCCGAACTTCGAGGTGCGCACCCGATAGTTGATATCGGGCGTTTCCCCGCGCTCGGTTGGCCAGGTGAATTTCTCGATGGCCATCATGCCCTCCCATTTGCATTTCGGAAGCTGGTACCGCCCGCGCGCCAAGAATCAGCTACGGCCTTTTCAGCCACGGCCTGCATCTGCGATTGAAGGTTCCTCGACAGTGCCTGCTGATCAATCTGCATTCCTTCGGAGCCGCGATCATCAGTCACCACCGTCACCGGTGCGCTGATGCTGATTGAAGTACCGGAACCGCTGCCGGCGGCGATGACCCCAAGCTTTCCGCTGGAGGTCCGGGTGAGCGGCATGATCGCCTCCGGCCCTGCCTCACCCATGACGCCAGACTGGCCGCCGGCCATCCCGAAGGCGGTCGGTGTGCTGACGATACTGTTGGTGAATGCACCACCATTGGCGAACATCTGCACGCCGGATGACCACGCGCCGCCGAGGGCCTGAGGAAAGTAGCTACCGGAGTAGCCAGCCGAAGAAGCGCCGAGATTCGACGAAGTTGCGCCAGCAGATCCAGCCGCGAGCCCATTACCGCCGCCACCGCCCGTGAAGTAGCTGGTTGCGGCACCGACCAAGCTGCTCAGCAACGCCGAGCTGGCTTGCCGAGTCGCGATCCGTGCCATGTCGGCCAGAATCGATTTGGTGAAGTCAGCAAACGATAGCTTCCCGGTCATGGCGAAGTTGACGATCGCGTCTTCCATCGAGCTGAAGGCGTTGCCGAACAGGGTCTTGGTCTGTCCGGCAATGTTGCTGGCCGAATCCAGATAATTGGCCCAGGCAGACGTCGCGCCCTTGGTCCAATCGCCCTGTGCCTTTTCCACGTCTGCGTAGTTCTGCCGGATCTGATCCGTAGCCGCCTTGTTCGCGTCGGCGAGCGCCTGCGACTTACGGGTGAACTCCTCCTCCGACATATTCCGCGACGGATCGGACTTCTGAGTGGCGAGCTCAAGCGACTGCTGAGCGAACCGGTCTTGCTGGCTGTTCAGCTCGTTGTTGAGCGCGTTCTGACGATCGCCTTGGCCGACGCCGAGAACGGCGCGCTGTCCCGCCAATTCCAGAGCCCTCTGCTGCTGGGCCAAGGCCTGCACGTACGTCGTGATCGACCGCTCTTGTCGAGCAAGGCGACCGGTCTCGTTCGTGGCCAAAACCTCAAGTTGGCTGTCCGCCTCCTTCTGCGCCTTGAGCATCCCGGATCGCGCATCGGCGATCTTCTGGTCGAGCTGAATACTTTGCGCAGCAGAGGTGGTTTTCTTCGCCTTCGCGGCTTCCAGTGCGGCGATCTCAGCCTCGTAGGCTGCGGTCACCTCGTCGCGCTCGTTGCCGATCAGCGCTTCACGCTTCAGGGCATAGTCGGCCTGGGAAACGAGCCCAGCCTTCTGCGCCGCGTCCAGTTCCTTCTGGGCGTTTTTGTACTCCTCGCTGATGGCCGCCAGATTGTTTTTGGCGTTGTTGAAACCGGTCAGATCAACCTGAGTACCAGCGGCTTTCGGATCCTTGAACTGGTCGTTGATGTTCGCCAGGTTCTTGTCGATTGCCGCCTGATTCAGGCGCGGATCGTTCGGCGCTACCTTGCGAATGTCTTCGAGCTGCCGCTTGTACTCCTTGATCGCTTCGGTGCGCTTTTGCTCATTCGTCCACGCAGATCTGGTCAGGGAGTCGACCTTTCCCATGGCGGTAACGGCATCCTGCTGAGCCTTCGCCTGCTCGCCTTCCCATTTGGCAATATCGGCTTCCGCAGCCTTTTGATCCTCAAGCATGTTCAGGCGGTTGCGCCGGAACTCGATGAGGGCATCCTTCGACTTTTGGCTTTGAAACAAGCCGTCCATGGATTCAGCTTCACGGAGATCGTTCTGTGCGGTCTCGATCTCTGCATTGATGTCGCGACGGCCGATGTTCTTCAGTCCATCAGCGGCACGGGCTACGGCGTTGTAACCCTTTTCCCAGAAACTCAGGTTCTCTAGGATCTTCGGCGTGCGTTGATTGATTGCATCGGCGTACTGCTCTGTCGCCAACTTCACAGCGCCGGCGTGGTCGCCCTGCTTCTCCAGTGCGGCGATCTGCGAGTAAACCGACGCGGTCAGGTAGTGGTACTGCTCGTTCAGCGCAGCCGACGCCTTTACCGGATCGTCTGCAAGTTTGGAGAACTCGGCTACGGTCTCACTGACTGCCTTGCCAGTTGCCTCCTGCATCGACACGGCAGCCTGGGTGATGCTGGTGAAGCTCTCACCGGCGATCTTGCCGTTGTCGGCGAGCAGCGCAAGCACGGCTGCGGCTTGGCCGGTGGTGCCGACGGTTGCACTGACCTGGCGGGCCATGTCGCCCAGTTGCCCGGCGCTCACACCGGCATAATTGCCTGTCAGGATCAGTGATTTGTTGTAACTGTCCTGCTCCTTGCTGCCTTTGTAGAAGGCGTATGCCAGCCCACCAACAGCCGCAGTGGCCAGAGCGATGGGCCCGAGGATAGCCAACAGCCCTGCCGCGCCTGCGCCTGCACCGGCGCCCAACTGCGCGACGGCGCGAACGCCACTGCCCCAGTCGCCCGAGGACAGCGCATTTCCCAGTTGTACGACGTTTTCCTGCGCCTGACGGGTGCCGAGGCGAAGCTTGTCGAAGCCGGTGGTGGTTTTGTTGAGCTTGTCGTAGTCCTTATCGATCTTGCTCAGGGCGGAGTTGTAGTCTTCCTGGCTGATACGCCCCTCATCCAGGTGCTTGCCCAGTTGCTCGACCTGAGTATCCAGTTTCGCCAACGCGGCGCGGGCCGGGTCAATGGCACCCAGCAGGCTGTTCAGCGCTTTCTGCTCGTCCATGGCCGACTTGGCCAGGGCCACCTGCTGCTTGTCGAGCTGCGCCGAAATCTTCGCGGCCTCAGCCTCACCATATGCACCGGTTTTCGTCAGCTTTGCCAGCGCATCGCGCTGTTTCGCGAGATCCTGCGTGGTCTTCGCGCTGGTGGAAAGCGACTTCTCCAGCGCCTGCATTTCGTTCATCAGCGAAACGGCGGACTGCTCGGCCCGGCCACCAGCTTTCGCCATATCATCCAGGCTGGTTTTTGCCTCGATTGCATCGGCCGAGTCGATCTTGATGCCGAGTTCGGAAATGTTCATCGACTCACCTTGAATAAGTGCCCGTGCTTACGGGCTGTTTTCCCTTTCCTCCGCCATTACGCGCAGGGCTTCGCCTTCCAGCACCTGCAGGTCAGGAAAGATTTCAGCGAGTTTCTTTTTCTTGATGCCGAGGAAGCCGGCAACGTCGCGGATGCAGTTGTAATCCAGGCCGATGGCGCCCCCGGCGCCGACCCGCCACTGCGTGGACATTCGGTTGAACAGGAGGAAGGCCGGCCAGTTGCATGGCCAAACCTCTACATCGTCACCCGCCATATCGGCAGCCGTCAGCCCGAGGACGGCCAACTGCTCAGCAGATGGCCCGTTTTCGTACAACGCCGCGGCTGCTTCCTTCAGTTTCCCAAGCGGGCCTGATTAAATGCACTCTGATAGGCATTCACCACCGCTTCAGCGGTGCCCTGACAGGATTTAACAAGGGCGAGGATGCTCTTATCGTCGAACTTGTCATCGAAGCCCCAGCCCGCGACCAGATCCTTGATCTGCTGCACCTGAAACTCAGTTTCAGCAGCAACGACATCCGACAATGTGGTGCCATCCCCGAACCCCTCGCGCATTTCTTTCGCCTTCACGTTCCACTCGTCAAACAGCGCGGCGAGTGCCGGGCGATCGCGATACTTGAAGGTGAACTCGATTGCCTCGGGCTCGCACCCGACGATGGGTATGTGGACGAGAGCCTTGAACGTAGGGTTCTGGGCGATCCTGATCTTTGCCATGGGAAGTCCTTATGCGCTGGCCAAATAGCGGAGCGAGCGAGCCGAAAGCCCGATGCTGATGGTGCGCGTCATTACGTTGTTGCGCTCCATCGTTGGATCGGGGGTGATGCTCACATAGCCTGGGTAGAGGATTTGATCGCCATTGCGCAACTTCATGCGCACAACGGCCAGCTCTTTGGTGTCATCGAAGCCTTCGACAGTCTCGACGTATTGAGCGGTCGGCTGATCCTCAACCACGATGGTGATCGTGGTCGGGTTGCGGTTGGTTGGAAACTGCTTGTCGTCGTCATCTTCCAGGTAGCCATCAGTTTGGTATTGCTGCTCGCCGCCGGACGATGTGAAAGAAGTGACTT